CGCAGGAGGCGAGGTCGGCGCCCCAACGGCGCAGCGCGGCGTCGTCGCTGGCGGCGACGTCGGCGATGAACTGCTCGACGGCCTCGGTGCCCTTCGCCATGGACCGCGACGCCAGGGTGCAGTCGTCCCCGGTCATGTTGCCCTCGATCGAAATGAATCGGCCTCGCCGGTGAGCCGGGATTCCCTTCCAGGCGCTCAATGCGGGAAGCGCCCCCATGGAATGGGCGACGACATGGACACGATTTTCGTCATTCATGTGCGTGACGAGCTCCAAGGCGCCTTGCACGCACCCGGACAGGACGGTAATAAGACCGTCCATGTAAGGGGGGCGGGACATCGCATTGTCCGGAGAGTCGCCTTGGCCGGGCAGGTCGATGCTGAGCAGGGCGTGGGTGCGCAGGGCTTCGTGGCGGAACGCGGTATCGAACCAGTTCCGATGGCAACCCAAACCGGGGACGAACACGATCGGGTCCAGCAGCTTGGTTTGGCCGTAGCCGATCCTGTCGGCCGCAGGCCGGAAGCTCATCGTGAGCGGGAAAACGGCCAGGTCGTGCAGGTAATGGGTGATTTTCACGCGGGTGTCCTATCGGTGACGGAGCCGGTTGACGATGCGGGCGGGAACTCTGAGGTGCCTGCCGGAGCCGTTGCAGCAGGACCGGTCGCTCCAGGTGCCCTTGAACAGGTGCTTGGAGGTGTTTCGGCCGCCTTTGGGACACGGCTTCCATCTGCGGATCAGGCCGTGAATGAACCAGACGATACCGAAGCCAGTGATCCCGAGGATGAGCGCGTTGCGCAGGTCGGGGTAGGTCGTGATGGCCCACCACGCAGCGCCCCCGACGGCCTTGGCGATGGCCCACAGGAGGGCGCCGAAGGCCGTGAGGGCACCAAGAAGGCCGTCCACTTCAGGCATTGATCACCCCGGTCTGGGTCTGGGTCTGGGCGGCGGTGGTGATTTCGAGGTGTTCGCGGGCAGCGTCCATGAAGGTCCCTTTCGATGCGGAGTAATTCGTGAGGATATCCCACGATGCGACCGTACGATTTCGACCCGATACCAGAGGTAAGTACAGTTTTGGGATAGTTACGGATGCAATAGCCGTTTTGTCCGGTTTATGCTGATGTGGTGACTGACTGGTTGACGATCGCGCTTGCCCTGGGCCTGGCCGCCCGCCTCACACGCCTGATCACGCTCGACACGATCACCCAGCCCATCCGCGACCGCCTCTCGGGTTTCTTCGCGGCGCTCGTGGAGTGCCCGTGGTGCTCAGGAGTCTGGACGGCCGTGGCGGTAGGGCTGTCGTGGATGTGGTGGGCGGATCAGACCTGGTGGCAGGTCACGGCCCTCATCGGCACCATCGCCTGGGTCGCGGGCGCCGCCGCCGGAGTCGGCGGCCCACGCCAAGTCGAAGTCGCCACCATCTCCCCCGTGGCACTGGTCAACGTTGACGAACCACCGCAGGCCTGCGCGTTCGAGCACACCGTTGAACTCAGCACCGACCTCACGGACGAGGAGATCGAGAAGGTCACCGAGCAGGTCGCCGAGCAGGTCTTCAGGCGGCTGAATCGGCAGCAGGCCACCGACGATGACGGCGCGGACGGGTCGTACTAATGACCTGGCGCTCTGAGCTCAAGAGCCTCACGGCCGCGATGTTCCGGGGACGTCCCTCCGGTGTCATCGACGGCCGCGTCAGCATGGGCTCCTACGCCCTGCAGAGCGCCACCGCCGAATGGCAAGCCGAGGCCGCCGAGCTCTACAACGTGGTACCGGAGCTGCGGTACGGCATCTACTGGATCGCCTCCTCCGCTTCACGCGCGTCCCTGGTCATCGCCAAGAAGCCGCAGGGCAGCGCGACCCAGCCCGAGGCCGTCCCGCGCGACCACGCCGCCTGGGAGCCCCTGGACGAGCTCGCCCCCACGGCCCCCGAGCAGGCGATGCTCATCTACCGCATCGTCACCCTGATGAAACTGCTGGGCCGCTGGAGGCTCGTCGGCTTCGACACCGAGGACGGCAAGCGGCAGTGGGTCGTCTCCTCTGAGTACGACTACCGCGAGTCCGGCAACGGCGTCGAAGTCCACGACGCGACCACCGGCGTCAGCTACCAGCTCAAGGCCGACCAGGTCTGGTCGATCCCGATGCTCATGCCCCACCCCGTGCGCTCGGCCGAACCTGACGCGCCGACCCGGGCGCTCATCCCCACCCTCCACGAACTGATCGACCTGTCCGGCCACGTCCAGACGGCGGCGAAATCCCGCCTGGCCGGAGCAGGGCTGCTCCTGGTCCCCAACCAGATCGGCACCGTCACCCCCGGGCAGTCCAACGGCGTCAACCCCGCCGAGGGCAACTCCCTCATGCAGTCCCTCATGCGCACCGCTCAGGCGAGTCTGCGCTCGCCCACCGACGTGTCCCGGCACTTGCCGGTCATCATCAACGGCCACCAGGAAGCGCTCAACGCCGTCCGGCACCTCTCCCTCCAGACCCCCTTCGACGAGCGCGTCGACTCCCTGCGCACTTCGGCGGTGCGCCGTATCGCCATCGGCCTCGACCTCCCCGCTGAAGTCCTGAGTGGACTCGGCGAGCTCAATCACTGGACCGCATGGGCCGTCGAATCCTCAGGCCAGCGGGTCAACATCGAGCCCACATTGAACTTCGTGTGCCGGGAACTGACGACGAAGTTCCTGCAACCAGCCCTGAAGTCCATGGGCTTGGCGGACGCCGACCAGTACATGGTCAGTTTCGATGTCGCCGGAGCCCAGTCCGAGGCCAACAAGGGCGATCTCGCGCTGGCGGCCTATGACCTGGGAATCATCTCCGCCGATGCGGCGCGTACGGCCCTGGGCTACGGCTCCGGCGACGCGCCGCCCCCCGGCATGCCGGTACCAGCGCAGACCGAGGGACGCCCCGAGAGCGAGCGGCCCCTGGTGCCCAGCGCGATGGATCGCCTCGCCGACCGTCTTCGCGACCAGACGAACCGGGCCGGTCCTGCGTCCGGCGACGAATCGCAGGTCGGTCTGTCGTCGCTGGTCTCGGATGCGGGGTGGGCGGCGTGCGCCGACATCGGGGCGCGCCGGGCGCTGCGCCGGTGCGGGCAGTACCTCATCGGGTCCTCGCGGTCGCTGCGGGGCCGGTACCGAAGCACGCCGCTGGAGGCGATGCACACCCAGATCCGGGTGGACCCCGAGACGGTCGAGTCGGCGCTGCGCGACGGGTTCGCCGAACTATCCGAGGCCGCACCCCAACTGGTCGACCCCGTGTCCCGTTATGTCCGCTTTAGGATAGAAACAGGTACTAAGCACGATATGTCCGAAATGTGCAGGTATCTTCTAGAAGAGTCGTCAACGAGGAGGTAGAGCGCGATGCCGGTGACCGTGAATACGGACCTGCCGCTGCACGACGACCGGTCCCGCGAATGGGACGGCGACGCGGCCCGCACGGCCATGGCCAGCCGCTGCTCCTCCGACAACGGCGTCAGTGCCGACTGCATGGGGCCTGGGTTCATCTGGAGGGACTCAGACGCCGAGGCCTCCACGATCGGCGCCTACAAGCTTCCGGTCGGCGATGTCTTCGACGGCGAGGTCCACCTGGTCCTCTCCGGCGTTCAGGCCGCCGCCAACGCCATTTCCCCCGCGCGCGAGCCCGGAGGCCCCCGCGCACTGGAGGCTTCGGAGTCCGAGCTCGACGAGATGCGCAGCGCAGTCGAGGCCATCCTGGCCCGCTTCGCCCGCGAATTCGACGACGACTCCATCCGGGCCCCCTGGGAAGAAGAGGCCTCCGAGACCGCTGCCGCCGCGCCCCCGGTCGCGGCAAGCGGCTGCTGCGGCGGCTGCGGATGCAAGAGCGGCCAAACCAACGACGACGCCGCCGACGAGCGGTCCGAACCCAAGCAGGAGGAGGCTGCCATGAGCAGCACCAGTGCCCAGCCCATCCAGGTGCGGTCCCGCAGCAACGTCCTGAGGGCCTCGGCCACCGGCGGCGAATGGCGCCCGCCCGCCGAGCACTTCGCCAACCCTCGCCTGAACGAACCGACCAAGCTGACCGTCACCGCCGACGGCAGGGTGTACGGACACCTCGCCACCTGGGACCAGCCGCACATCGGCTACGACGGCAAACTCGTCTACCCGCCGCGCAACCGGGACGGCTCCTACGGGTACTTCCGGCAGTCGCAGGTCGTCACCGCCGACGGCTCGGTCGTCCCGGTCGGCCTCATCACCATGAACACCGGCCACGCCGATGAAAGCCTCTCGGCCGACGCGGCGGCCGCGCACTACGACAACACCGGCACGATGATGGCCGCCTGCAACGTCGGCGAGGACTCGCTCGGCATCTGGCTGGCCGGGTCGATGCTTCCCGACGTCTCGCCGGAGCTGCGCAACCGGTTCTCCCTCGCGCGCGTCTCGGGCGACTGGCGCCAGCCCAAGCCCGGCTCGCCGCTGGAGCTCATCGCCGCGCTCAGTGTCCCGAACCCCGGCTTCCCGGTGCGGCAGAGCGCAGAGCTCCTGGCCGCCGACCGGCTGACCCTGGCCGCCTCGGGCCTGGTCCGGGCCGAAGCGGGCGAGATCCGCACGTTCATCTGCGCGGGCGCCGCCGTCGTCGACGAAGCCCAGCAGGCCGCGCTCGCCGACGCAGTGCGGTCGGTCATCGGCCCCGACTTCATCACGCAGATCAAGGACGCCGTCGTCGAGGCCATCAAGGCCGAGGCGCCCGCCGCCCCCGGGCCCCAGGCCCCGGCCTCCACCGAACCGGCGGCAGCCGAAGCGGAGACCGAGGCACCGGTCGAGGAGGCTCCGGCCGCAGCCGCCGCCGAGGAGGCATCGGCCGACGAGGCCGCGCAGGCTGCGACCCCCACCGCCGCTGAAGAGGCAGCGGCTCCGGCCGCACCCGCCCCGGCCGCCACTGACGCGGGCGGCGCCGCTGCGGTTCCTGCCACGGACCCTGTTGACGCATCGGCGCCGCCCGCTCCCGCCCCGACCGCGCCGGTTGAGGCCGCGCAGGTCGCTGCCAGCGCGCTGGCAGCGCAGCTGCTCAAGCACCGGTCGACGTCGGCGCGCAAGCGGTTGATGGCTGCCGCCGGTCGAGGAAAAAAAGCCTGACCGCCGCCCCGCCGCCGCAGGCGGTGGGGTGGGTCGACCTTCCCGGGAACCGCAACTGGGTCGACGAGTCCGGCGGTACGCAGCGCGATCTCAAGGCCGTGGCCCTGTGGCTGATGGCCAAGGGGTTCACCCAGGGCCACGCGATCGCCGTGGCCACGAACGTCATCCGCCGCTGGTGCCGGGGCGGCGCCAGCGGCAACCCCGGCGACAACCTCAACTGGCCCGGAGAGCAGACCGCGACGGTCAGGACGCGGATGCGCGGCTGCAAGGCGGTTCTCGAATACAACGCCAAGCGAGCGCTGGCCAAGGCGCGCTCGGCCGCCTAGCGGCACATGGAGAAGGGACGAAGTCGTGGGGTGTGGCTGTGAGAAGAACGCCGCCGGTGGTTTTACGTCGAATCGGACGCGGTGGCAGGTCGTGACCCCTTCGGGCGCGCGGGTGACCTATGGCAGGCGTGAGGACGCGCTGCGTCATGCCGAGATCCATAACGGGACGGTCGAGGAAATTCGCCCGGGTATGACTCTGACCAAAGGGTAGACGTTAAAGCACCTTTGAGTGCTATATGTCTGTATTTCCGTTTAGTGTGGTAATGTCCGTTTTGTCCAGTGTCTGGGGCGTGGGTGCCCAGGCACTGAGCGGACCGCTGGCGCGAGGGCCGGGGACGACAGCGACGCGCCCACTCCACATCCGGAGATACGACATGACGCTCGACGAACTCATCGAGGCGCTGAACGGTCTCGATGCCGAGGAGCGGCTCACTCGAATCGAGCAGCTCGTCGGCGAACTGGGTGATCCGGAGGAACCACTGGTTGAGCTTGCGCCGCTCGACCGGCGCCCCCGAACGCCAGCCCTTGCCGTCGATGACCTGCTCATTGGCAAGCACGGTCATGTCGACCGGGTCCCAATTGACCTCGCTTTCCTTGCGATAGACGAGGCCGGCGTTGAACAGGTCGAGGAACAGCGCCTGCTCGTGGCCGTAATAGGCCGGGTCGCAGGTGGCGAGCCTGTTGCGGGCGGTGGACGACGCGGTCCTGGTGGTCCGGGCCGACCCGGCCGCGTTCCGCGAGGTGCTTCACCCGATGGGCTGGGACGCCTTCGGCATGCCGGCCGAGAATGCGGCGATGGAGCGCAAGGTCCATCCGGGTGAATGGACCTGGGCCAACATCAACGCGATG